TATCTTTAACCTTCTCCGACCACGTTTGTGTCTCGTTAAGAGCGTACTTGTTGCGGAAGATTGACTCACCAAAACTGTTCCTAAACTCACTCATTATAAACATACCTCCTTGATTAAACGTTCAATATACCAACGTGCTTTCCTTAAATCCTCTATACCATTCTTATTCTTCCAACGATGCACATACTTTATTAAATTACCGTTTAAGTAGCCTAAAAACTCTTCTTTACTAGAACGTTCTTTAATGTAGTCAATACACTCTATACCTTCGCCCTTGTAGTGGCTTGGGTTGATAGGGTCTTTAATATCTGATGACTCTTCTTCTAACTCTCTCCTAGCCTTTACAGCTTCTATCTGTCTTTCTTTTATCTGCCTAGCTACTCTATCCCAGTCTTCTGGGGTACTTTTGTCAAGATAGCTCATCAGTCTCACCTCCTAAGTCTTCAATTATCTTATCTAGTTTATCTTCAATCTTGTCTTCAAAGCGTTCTACTAGCTCAGTAGAGTTAATCTCTAACACCTCTAAAACAAGAATCTCATCTAACAAGGACAACTGCTCTTTTATTTCAGTAAAAGTATAACTCATTTTACAGGCTCTCCATACTTCTTTCTCAAGTAAGACATACTTATAGGCAACTCGTCAAAGCTACCGTTATTGACTTCGTTAAAGACCCATATACCACGCCAAGACTGGTTAGTCTGTGGTGATAGATAGCTCTGGTCTTCTTGATAAAAGATACCTGCAAATAAACCAGTAACAGAAACACCGTCGGCTCTACGTGCGTAAGCAATGTCTCTGTCCTGTACGTGACCCATAACACAGCTAACCATCTTCTTAGTAAGCATCAGTTTAGCTGAACTAACAGGTCTGCCCATAACACCGGAAGTAAAGTAGTGAGAGTAAGCTATACCGTTAATCATCTTAACTTCTAAAAACGGTACAACTTCCCATCCCATCTTCTCTAAACCAAGATCAGCAAAAGACATTAAACCCTCAAGCTCTGGACTACCTTCTACTGCTCTAGTAATCCTGTTCTCGTGGTTGCCTAACAAGAATACTAGCTTTGGTTTCCACACCTTATGCTTGTTAGTCCTCTGTCGCTTCTGCTCATCTCTAATAGGCTTTAAGAAAACCTCCATAGCTTTCTTACCTGCCTCAACATCAGCTTGGTAGCGTCTGCCTTCAAAAGACTTAGTGCCTTTATCGTAGCTAGATAAGCTAGGGAAGTCCCAGTGATCGCCTAAATGAACTATGACTTCTGGCTTCATAGCTACAGCGTACTGTCCCGCCCACGCTAAATGGTCTGTGTTAGAGTCTGGTTTGACTTGAGTATCTGGAATAATAAAGTGTCTCATAGTTTCTTCCTCGCTTCACGTTCTGAGTTAGTCTTAGCTTGATGACATTCTAAACATAAAACTTGCATACCGTCTGACTCACAGAACAGGCGCTCTGAGAATCCTGCAATGTCTTCATAACTGCTTAAAGACCCTGCAGGGACTATATGGTCAACTTGAATTTCTTTATTAGTGTGCCACTTGTTACACTCAGCACATTGATACTCGTACTTATGTCTCTTACCTTTTACTGTACGTTCTGCTTCTTTCTTTACTTGGAATTTAACAGGGTAGCGACTGTAAGCCTGTCTTAGCGCTGACCGTATGAACTGCCAATATCTAGCCTCTGTCCATTGCTTTCCTGCTCTAGTGCGTTCTACTCGTTGGTTCGCCATAGAATCGTACCCCTTCAGGTCTTTCTCGTGGAGGCATCCATAGCTGACCCGCTACTCGTCTAAGCCAAAGCAACCTAGCGTTCTCAAGCGCTCTGTCATAGCCTAACTGGTCTTCGCAGATGTCCCACATATCGGTTTCTTTTTTACAGCCTCCTATGAGGTCTTGAGCACCTCCCATTCCAATACCATCAACTCCTATGATATTGTCAATAGAATCGCCAACAAGAATCTGCTTATAAAAATGCTTTAATCCAAACTCTGAAGTAACGAAATACTCTTCACCTTTAACAAAGTTAAAATGTAACCCTGCAATCTGGTCAAAGTCTTTATCAATACTGACTATCACAGGACAGTCGTTTAGGTAGGCAGTAGAAGCAGCTATAGCAATAGCATCATCAGCTTCCTCACCTTCCACCACAACAGCGTCCCAATAACCTACAGCATGGTCGCGTACTTGCTGAAGCAATAACGGCTTCTCTCCCTTCCTGTTACCTTTATAAGGCGCTGTCACAGCGATGTCATGCCTAAAGTTATTACCACCAGTGATATAAACTATATACTCATGGTCTGGATAGGCAAGTAAAGTATCAGAGAGCAGAGAGTCAAAAGCTCTCTTAGCGTGTCTAAAGCCGTCATTAAAAGAAACCTGCGCGTCAGACTCGCACGCACAGGCTACTCGATAGCAATATATATCGCCATCTATCAACAGCATTATAGAGCGTCTTCCAACGCTACATCTATCTCTCCACCGTCAGGTGAATACTCGTTGAGGTCTGTAATAACTAGCTTGAGGCAACTAGCAGATCGTCCTTGCTTGCCTTGAAACTGCCAGTCATAGTGACCCAACACAGCTTTAGCTTTAGAGCCGTTACCGACAAGACAGCTAATCTCATCACCATGAGTGTTATAAGCACGTATAGGGTTACTAGACTTTACTGTAATAAAGTTACCCCTATCATCGTCCTTAGTTTTTACAGACAATCCACGCTCTTCTAAAGCCTGAATAGCAGCATCAGAGAGTAAAGACATATCTACTTGATACTTACCAGACATATCATTTTTGTTCTGTAAATTAGCCCAGTAGAGAGTAGTGTTTAATGTTACAGGTTTATATGCTTCCATAATTGTATTCCTTTTAAGTTAAAATATAGAGATGTATATGCTAGTGTCTATCTAGCTGTTTAAAGCCTATACAGTCTATCATACAGGCTAACGAATATCAATGAGTTTCAGACCAGTTATTTCCAATCTTATACTCACCGTCCATAGGGCAACGGAGGTCAAAGTCCTCACCTGCCTTACGTATCGCATTACGGAAGTGTATACCAACGGCTTTAGCAAAAGCCTCTGGAGTCTCTACCTGAAGCTCATCATGGACGTTAGCGACAATCTTGAATGGTATACCTACCGCCCTAAGACTATCAACGCCATTCAGTAATGCTTGCTTCATCAGAGAAGCCCCACTCCCTTGTAACAGGAAGTTTAAAGAGCTATACGCTTTCCTAATACGAATCCTTCTACCGTCTAAGCTAGGGACGCTATTGTTTTTAGTAACTATAGCCTCCACCGTTAGCTTTAACTTCTTGAGTGACGGTATGTTATCTAAAAAGTTAGTCTTTAACTTCTTACCAAGAACAGAGCCTCCACCTGCAATACTGCCTATCTTGCTGTCACCTGCACCGTACAGGAAAGCATAGATGAAAGTCTTAGCCTCGTCTCTGGTTTGTAGCCCTGCTGCTTGTTGGTTAGCGCTGTGTATGTCACCTTCCAGTATAGTTCTGACGTAGTTCTCGTCTTTCATATAGTGGGCAAGCATACGCAACTCAAGACCAGAAGCATCTATACCAACTAGCTTGTTGCCTTCCTCCACTATCCAACATGAACGACACTGACCGCCTAGTTCAGCCTTCAACTTCTGTACTGGTGTTAAGCCGTCATGGACTTTGCGCGTTGCAGGGACTTGAGCCATGTTAGGTGATATGTGCGTCATCCTACCTGTAGCTGCTCCGCTGCTAAACACTCTACCGTGTACCCTACCGTCATCTCCAACAGACTCTAGCCATGAACCTACCTGACTAGCTCTTTTCTGGACTAATAAATACTCAGCCACTAATTGCGCTAGTGGGTGGTCAATAGCTTCTAGTACGTCCTCGTCAATCCTGTAGCTACCGCCTTCCGTCTTCTCAGTAAAGCGTATACCAACACTCCGCAAACGCTTTGCTATCTGTTGCCTACTGCCTACGTTAAACTCCTCGACGTTATCCTTCAAACGCTTACCTGTTTTATCAGAGTAGCGCTTTGTAACGATGGGTTTAAACTCAGTCTGTAGCTGTGCCTCAATCTCGCGCATACGGAAGTTTAGAGAACTGTACAAATCATTAGCCTTATTCAAATCAATCTTAAAGCCGTTCTCTGTCTGTATCTCTAGCTCTTCTGTAACGCGATGCTCTAGCTCTATGCAGTCATTAGAAAACTTATCATTCTTCAGGTCTGCTAGTAGCTTCTTATAGACTTTAGTAGTCAGGTTAACGTCACGCTTGCAGTAGGTAATCATCTCCTCACACAAGCCTCCGTCATAGTCCGTGAAGTCATCTTTAGGGTACGATAGACGCTGACCCCAACTACGCAAACTGTGACCTCCCTGTACAGATGGATTATACAACCTTGACAACAGCATAGCGTCAACGTGCTTCTTACCGTCCACCGTTATATTCCAAACACGCTTCAATACAGGTATATCAAAGCCTATGCCGTTGTATGTGACAATGCCGTCATGCTCATCTATCAAAGCCTGTAACGTGCTAGGCTCAGTATGACACTCCGTCTGTCCAGTCTCTATGTCTTCAGTACACGCGCACCAGATAGTTGAGTGCTTAGTGTCTGTCTCAATATCAATAGTTAACATCGCTACTCCACTTCATAATCTGCAACGCCCAGTCCAATGTCTTGAGCAGTCTTTAAGTCTATGCGTTCCTCTAAAGCATAGTTAGCAGTAGAGCCTCTGACACAATCACTGCACTCATTCAGATAGTCACCAGTGCTTGCATCTTTCAGAGTTGCTTCGTAGTCAGTCAGAACAGCATTACAGGCTAAACATCTCATAACTCATCTCCTAAGTTTATTTCAGTCATCCTTCCAGTCTGGCTGTCAAAGAACAAATCAGAACAGCGTCCAGTCTCACCGCTAAAGCGATTCTTTAGCACTCTAACCTTAGTCGTGTTTCTGACGTTAATGTCATCAGCCTGTCCGTCACGCTCAAGCCCTAGCACTATGTCGCTCAGTTGAGCGATAGAAGCAGAGCCTCTGAGTTGTGACAAGGACGTAGCAGCGCCTTCCTCATGTCCCTTGCTGTCAGGTCTTCTCAAATGACTAACAACAAACA